GTAGCATCGGTGTCAACGTGACGGTTATTAAGTCCCTAGGCGCGGGGCGGGATAGGTCTCCCGTGAGCTGCCTTGCCCCCGTCGACTCTACCACGAGTAGAGTCGGATGACCGCTGGACTGCTGAGGAGTGCAGTTTCCAAGTACGAGGTCGTGAGGTGGATGAATTGAGTGAATTGGGGTGGTCGAAGAGAAGTGCGAGAGATCAGACTGGAAACCACTCCTACAACGCTCGACAGCAGAACACTGTTTAGCATGGGGTGAAGTGAACGAGTGGTTCCGAGGGGCGTATCTCCAAAGAGCCATGAGATCGTCTCAGTCCGAGAGAGCCCGGCTGCCTCAAGAGAGCGGACAGCACGGTAGAAAGTGGGGTGGGTGGAACGGACCGCGGAGAGCAGGCGCGTGTTGCCACGCAGCCTCGAGATCTCGGAGAGGTGATCCCAGAAGGGCTGGAACCACCGAAACGTACCGAAAACCCCGGGGTCCGGAGAGCGGCGGAAGGCTCCCCGGTCGGCCGTGAGTCCCGCCAACCGCGAGTACTCAGAACGAAGAGTCTTAAGGATATGGCCGTTCCACGGAGGCTTGGGAGCTGGAACGGGTGAACGGGTGGGATACTCGGTCTGCCGACGCAGGTCAGACGACACAACAGGGACGTCGTCTGAGGAGATAGTCTTTACAAAGCGTGCGTACGAGAGAGACTTTGCCTCATCGAGTGAGATGGGGATGAAGGCGGCGAATTCGGTCTGGACCGTGAGGGCCGGTCCAGGTTGCGAAACCTCAAGCCGCAGAGAGAGCTGGGGTGCTTTAGGCCACGAGACAACCGGGAGACAGTCGCCCCGCCAGGGCTCAATGCCCAGCCCCCCAAGAGAGCGGGGGATGGACAGCCAGCTGGCGGAGACGTGGTGGACCTGACTCCAGACCCGTGTGGCAGATCTCCACCATGAGTCGAGGACACGCCCGTCGAGACCGCGACGCCGCAGAGTCCGAACGGCGTCATAAACGTGCTCCATAGTACTCGCCTCGCTCCACGGTGACGCGGACCAGGGCTTGCGTTGTGACAGCATCGGAATGGCGCGGGCCGGATAACCGTGGGCCCCCTGTGAGTCGTAGACGACCCGGAGAAACTCACTTTTGCCATAGAAGATGGCCATCTTTGCGTCGTTCCCGACGGCTCCGAGAGCAGAGTACGTCAGACGCATCATGAGAGCTTGTGCGTAAGAGCGACAACACAGAGCCGTGTCGTCCCCTCGAATCCAGAAGGCCCGGGGCCGGTCGACGGACAACCGAGACAGTACCCGAAAACACCAGTTAGTCATAACCGTGTTCCAAGCATTGCCAAGGAGCGATGTCCATCCGAGGCCACTCATGAGCCCGCCGATGACGCGAAGTACAGTGGTTCGTCCTTTATCGTCCTTAGTGTGGAGAGAAGATTTGTGGAAGGATGAGAGGATGGTTGCGGCGACGGCGTCAAACTGGGAAAGGTGGGTGGGAGGCACCTGTCGTCGCGCGATGTTGATGAAAATACGGCTGAGGGCAATCAGCTCGTCTGTGTTGGGTTGGTGATCGAAACCAGAGTAGTCGAAGGGGAGGTTCCAGCTACGCGAGACGGCGTCAAGCATGGCAATAAGACGATCGGTGGTCTCAGAGAAACTCTCCTCGGTCGTGGATCCGGCCCACTGCTTGTAGGCCGATCCAAGATAACTCTTGATCCAGGACATTTTGAGGTAAGTGTAGAGGTCGGAACTGACGGCGAGACGGATCTTTGCCAGCTCAGACTTTACGATAGTCCAGTTAACCTGCGAATCTCGGGCCAGGGCCGTGGCGGCGAGTTCCGCAAGATCTGAAACATAGGGGAGAGCGTTCTTTCGGGCCTTGAAAGACTTACGGACCCCCTCATATTCGTAGTAAACCTTACCTTCAGAAGAAGCCCCTGAAGTTACCCAATCGAGAGACGCGACGTATTCCTCGAAAGTTGTTGGTTTGGTGATTTCCGCTGGCACAGTTAGAACCTCCTCCGCGATGGTTTCAAACTCCGCAAGCGCGTTGTTGTGGTCGAAGCCTCGTCGACCCCCCCCCGCAGCTAGAAGCGAGGCCTCCTCCATAATATCAAAACCGAAGACCGGTGGGTTTCGAAATCCGCACAGCACTGAACACTCCAAGACTCGATCCAGCGGGAAGTCGGCGCTCACCGCTTTCTTGCCTCGGTCGTTCACGACCTTCGCAACAGCGAGGAAGTGATCAACGTCATTAGCAAAGGCGCCAAGTCGATCAAAGAACGCAAACCAATCAAAGGTTTGAGTACTCATCAACAAATGCGCGTTGAGTATGTTAACAGTGGAGATAATGTCGAATCTCAGGAGCCGGCGGGCTAAGGACCAGAATTCGGAGACCCGGCGCTCAAGACGATAAGCGCCGAAGGTGTCCCGGAGCCGGGTCCGTCGTATAGAGAGGTCCATCTTCGTTCTCGCGGGCCAAATGGCAAGAACAGTCTCGTCGTCGAAATGAGGCTTAGCAGAAGAGGAGAGGTTGTCAAAGGCGATGACGACAGCTGGATCGAGGGTGGGAGCCTTCTCGGAGACCGGAACCAAGGGAACAAAACTCGAGACAGTCAGGGTGTGCTGGGTTGGCAGGAGTGAGGTCAGATGGCGAATTTGGTCAACAAAAAGTTGGTTTGGCTCGATTGAATAGAACGCAAATGACAGGAGCCTCTGCAGGAGAGGCGCCGGCCAAAGAACGGCCTTAGCAAAGGGCAAAAACACGTGCTCCACCTCGTGTGGAGGGATGAGCGGAACAGGAAAAGGATTCCCGGCGCTCATAACGTACCCCCGCCAGAAGGCGGATCCGACGAGGGCTTGACCCCCCCCAGCTCGGGGGGTTTGGCGAAGAGGAGGTCGTCCCACTCGCTGCGGCCGGCGCCCGTAGCAGAAAGCGGAACAGGGTTGGAGGGCGTGATCCCGTTCATCATCCATGTCTCAACCAGAGCGAAGGTCTGCTCGGTCAACACCCGCAGAGTCGGAGCTATGTTGGCGGCAGTGTCAACCGGAAACTGCAGCTGGCCGGTAGGGAGGACCCGAGGCAAGCTCCACGTATTAGCAGTGTTGAACTGCCACCGATTGGGGAGGGCACCCATGGTATAGTCCTCCGTGCGCCGCATCATGCCGGGAAACTGGCCCGGGCCAAAGCTGGCAGCGACGGCGTTGCCCTGCATGTTGACAAGTTGAGCGGCTGGCGAAACCACATGCATTATCCGAGCATTCCATATTTCGTCGTCCTCGTCATCCCGAGTATCGTCGGTCCCTATCCCGTATCTTGGAGTCACGTCTCGCACCGTGGGTCCAAAGAAAGCCCCACCGCCGTCAGGACCTAGCTGGAACGTAGCGTATTTAGGTCCACAAATGCCCTGCGTGCTCATAGACGTATTGTTGGGAGGAAAAGAACAGAAACCCCGAGGAACGCGGGCCATGGTGGCATACAGCCAGATGTCGGGCAGTATCTGGGGGACAAGATTGGTTAAGGGCACACCCGCTGCGTTGAGGATGGTGAGGCTCGCTGCGGGAGGGGGACAAATAAAATCGGCATCCCAGAAACCATTTGCGTCCCGAATCGGATTCTGGTCAATCAGGTTACAGTACGCGTTATACAGCTTACGCCCCCAGAGACTGCCCTGCGGCTGCATCCCAACGATGCCCTGGGCGTAGAGGCCCTTCATCAAACGTCGAATTTTAATCATCGAATTGTCGGTATACGCCGAATTCCACATAATCTGGGGCCAACCTTGGTACGAATAGAAATAGCTCATGACCGTCGCCATGTTCCGGGCCGCAAGCTTGGCGAAGTAGAGGCTGTGCTCCCGACAAATCAGAGCTGTAATTGGCGACATGCTCCTACTCATACCCGAGGCCTCACAGAGGGTGAGCGCCACCTTGTTCCAGCTGACGGGATGCAGCTGATAGATCTCGAGGTTAGCCTGGCTCGGAGGCAAGAAGGGGAAGTTATTAGCCATGACGAGGCTGGCGGGGGCGTACATCGTTGAAGTGATAGACCGTGAGACATTCTGGGTGCCGAAGGGCGGAGTGATGGCGGGAACTGCTCGCAAGTCTCCAACCATCAGAGGACAATAGCGTACGTTGGCCATGTTTGCCCGAGACCAGGCTTGTTGCAGTTCAGCGTCAATCGGAAGTAAATCATTCAGTCGCTGCAGATAAGTCACAATCTGTCCATGGCCGACGGCGAGAGACCAGGTGTAGCAGTACTCCGCCAAGTTCACTCCGACCAGTCCACCCCCAACCCAATTCATCTGGATGGCAACGTTGGGATTGAGCCCCGCCGAGGCCCGAGGCCCGGTCGTCGGCAGCACGTTTGCCGAAGCCTGCGCTGAAGCCGCATCTGTCGGGTTTCGGACCGACGTGTTACGAGGTATGATGATGTGGAGTTCGCGCAACCCGGGAATATAAGCTTGACTGGCGAAAGGGTTGAAATCCTGCTGCTGTGGATTGTTCCCAGCTGTATCCCGGGTGGGCACAGACACTCGCCACTGGAGGCAAGGCCACTCCGCCCACATCACAACAAACAGGTAGAAAGAAACCCCCGCGTTGGCGTCGCTTTGGGTCAAGGATGGGGGCATGAACACAACGTTCTGCCGATCCTCGTCCGGAACAGTCTGGAGGGAAAAGTGAAAATACACGTGCCCGGTAAGACCACCCCCATAGGGTAGCAGAGCTGCGTTACCCCCGCTGTTTTCAGCCACTCCGATTACCCCGCCGAAGTCATTTGCGCTGGTCAAAATGTTGGCTATGATTGGATCAACCTGAGTGTAAGCGTCAAAGACACACACCTCCCCACTCAGAGGCAAGCGGAGCCGGTCTTGGCCCCAAGACACAATCTGCAGCAGCATGACCAGCTTCAGGAGTCCCTGCTGCATACTGAGTCCCCCGTATGAGCCAGTCCGGGCGACAATCTGGATGTCAATGGCTGAGAACCCCGTAGACGTAACTGCGTCCGGCCGCCCTAACATGGTGGCTTGTTGTCTAGCTTTGTCGAACAGGTCAGCAAGGAAAGCAGTGTCGATGATAGCCGACGGCTGAAAATCGATGATAGCGAAGGACATAGGCTGAAGTGGAATGAGCGAGGCCTGCAAGACGGCTCCCGGACCCGCCCTCACGAACCGTGGGAACAACATCGCCTCGGGCGGGAGCAGTCGCTGTCGTGCGACAATTGCGTTCGCCGCCGTCTGTATGTCCCCAGCAATCGGCATCATGGTTGGCAAGTCCAACCCTCGAGGATTTAGAGACGCGGGCATTGATGACAAGGCGGACATCGTCTCCCACGGCCTGAGGGGACCGGCGTCTCTCAACTCGTCGAAGACAGCCTTCTTGGACATACTAGCCTTAACCTCAATCATGCTTTGAGCCAATCTCGGGTTACCGTTCAGCTCGTGCATGAGACGGTTGTGCGCGCTGGCCTCTGACGCCAGGACTGATAAGTCGGAATACCAGGGATTGCCGGTCTGTGCCGTGAAGAAGGCGTTCCACTCGGGCTCAGTAGTAAACTCATTCAGCCTACTCTCCAGGGTGACCAACTGACCGAGAAAGGTACACGGAGCGGCGCCCGTGGCCAGGGCCGCCACGCCCCAATAAGCCCAATGTGTCGTGAAATCCACGTCCTTGCCCCACAATCGGTGGGCGACAGAGGACAACAACCGGGGCGAAGGTTGCCTGAGCAGAGCCCATGCAAGCAGGGCCTCCTCGCTCTTGCCCGCAAAGCGCCGAGCCAGTCGGGAAACCACATCCCCGAACTGCTCCTTGACTTCTTCGCGGCTCTTCTCTGCTTTGACGCCGGCTGGAGCCTTCCTGGGTCTGTCAGCGTCCACGAGTCCGCTTCCCACCACACGCTTCATGGTCTGAACCGGAGGCGTCGGACCCTTCAGCTTCTTGGGGGCCTCTTCGGGAATGGGGTCGTCGTCGATCACGCCCACAAGCGTGGCGAAATAGTTGTCATCCGGGAGTGAGCCCAGACGAACGAACTCCAACAGACAGCCGATCGCTCCGGTCTGGGGAAAATAACCAAAAACACGACGCCTCAAGTCGACAACCCTGTCGGGGTCAGACTCCAGGGCCCGGACCTGGTTCAGGGCGTACCGATTATAATCCACACAACTGGGATCGGGAGTCGGAACCTCAGAAAAGTCCCATTCATCAGATGTATTCCCAGTCAGAGCGTGCATTCGACGGTTTCTCTCCTCTCTGGTCATTATGGGTGGATTCATGACCGGTTGACCTGGCTCGACAAAAGTGGCCCAGAGCGGATAATCCTGTTGCTGGAACCCCACAACATTGACGTCGAGTGGGTCAACCGACCCAGCCGTCTCGACTGTCCCTATCACCGGTGTAGCCAGGTAGAAGGTGATACTGCCGTAAAGGGTGACAGTCACGTCGCTGATGTCACCCGTGGCTTCCATATTTGCGCCAATGATCAGGTCGTCCCCTGCGCTGACCGTAACCGGTCCGAAAGTTTGGCTGATATAGCCAAAGTTCGGGGCTGCCGAAGCAAACGCGGACGAGGCGCCACCTGCGGACGAAGTGGTCATGAGGCACCAACTACCTAGGAAACTGTTGCCCGGCCCGCTAGCAAAGGAGCGTAGATACCCTGGAGTGGAAGGGGTGGTCGGCGCAATCTCCAACCACATGATCGACACCATACCAACGGATGATAGCGTAATCTGGGAACCCCCCCAGTTCGAGGAGAACGTGGCATTTACGTCAATCCGACTGTAACGGTGACTGGTGCCAAACGTCAGGAAATTGTTTATCCTGGCAATCCGTTGACCCGCAATAGGCGAGCTAACTGCCGAAACGTTAAAGAATTCCACGCTGGTTCCCCCGTCCCTCCCGTTTTTAGGCATCCAGGGACGAGACCCTGACTCGCGCTCAATAGCCGCCCCGGTCGCTTCTTGTAGATCCTGAAGCGCTCGCATGAGTGCGAGAACGGTAGCGTCCGCATCGTGTCCCCTGTCCCTTGCCCGCTGCCACACACTGTTGAAAGCGCCTGTGGCTTGGCCCATCGAAACATAGAACGCGGCAGATAAAGGCCGGGCTCCGGAGCTTCGAGCCCCAGCCTGTGGACATACCTCCCTTTGATGGCCTCGACTGTAGCACAGGGAACACGTGGCCCGAGCGGCCTTTTCCGCCTCCACACTTGCCTCGACCGCCCTCTTTTGCTCCTCGGCTCTCTTGATCATGCGAGATCTCTCCTCATCCGCATGTTTCACCGCCAGCACCTGCTGCTGCATCCAGTTATTTTTCTCGACCAACCGGTCCCTCTCTTCGACTCTCAGTCTCTCCTCCCTCTCGACCTGACGCTTAATCAGCTCCTCTCTTCTCCTCGTCTCCTCAGCGGCCCTCTCTCGTGCCCGAACTCGCTCTGACTCCTCCTGTTTACGATCTGCCTCTCTATATCTCAACTCCTCCGCCCACATCTGCCTCCTCTTCTTCCTCGAATCGATCTCTCCAAGTGTCATGTACTCAAACCCGCTTACTCCACCTTGATCGACGAAATACCGAACGACATCGTCGTCTCTCCCCTCGTCACACCTCCCGACCTCCTCTCTCTCAACAACTCTCTCCCGTACAACTCCTGGACCCGCGAGTCCCGCCTCCTCCTGTACGTCGACGACAGGGTAAATAGATGAAAAGGTTTTCGTCTGGTCACTTAATTCTCTTAAGTTGTGGCTCATGATTATTTTGCTTGTTTATTACTTGCTTCAGGGCTTTCATTTTTAAACTTTTTTTGTTTTTTAGAAGTGTATGCCAAGGATAGGGCGGTTCAGTGTTAAAATATGGAGATGAAGTCTCCTCGCTAGTGCGAGACTCTACGCTTTTCGTGGCAGGTTGCGGACTATAGAACAGGGGGTGTATTGTATCCGGTGACAGGACTGCCCCCCCGGGTGCTTCAGTGGTGGTTCTTGTTGCTGGGATCAAGTTGATATGCGTACGCACTTCTTTTGGGGCACACAGCGTCCCTTGATAATCCAGTCTTAGAGGAGAACCGCTTTCTACCCCCCACACTAACTCACCCCCCCATTCTATATCCGCCCGCCCCGTCGTCGTCCAACCGCCACCCGCGCCGAAGGGAGAGTGGTAGCCGGAGTTAAGACGTTGCCCGCAGGGTACTGACATCGGTATCAGAAAGAGATTCTAGGAAGACCAGGATTGGTCCCTAACCCTTACGGCGACAAACTCCATTTCTAGGTCCTGACTAGGCCCAGTCCACACACCAGCACGAATCACTGGTGTGGGGGTGCGCTATAGATTCGTAGCAGCTACGCGCGACTTGCTCTGTGCTGGCAAGGGGATCTGACAATCCCAGAAACCGTGGAAGAGAATGGGAGAAGCTGACGACCCTAATGAGAGGTCCCGGGTTC